CGACGGAAGGTATGCAGTTGTTGCACCGCCGCCCCACACATAGGTCTGCGCACGATCACCAGACAGGAACGTGTAGTTGGCCGTCAGAGATGAGACAGGATGGCTTTGGCTTAGGGTTGTGCTGGTAGCCAACAGGCCGTAACCCGCAAGTGAGGCGGCATCAGCAGAGGATGTACCTGTGCCAAATGCAATCACGCCCCAAGTGCCGTAGTTGTTAGGGTTGGCGGTCACATAGATGTACTGAACCGTGCTGGGCTGTACAGTAACAATGACGCCGTTCTCACCAAACGTCTTGACGGTAATGGCGTTTGTGCCCACGTTGCGGATGAGCGCATCTGTACCAACAGAAGTTTGATCCGCTGGAGGCATCGACAAGATGTAGGACGTCGAGCCAGAGGCCACGTCCATGATCCTTGCCGCGTAGTTGTCGGTTGCGTTACCGTTGAGCGGCCATGACAACTGCACGCTGGCAGTCATGACAATTGAGCGGTACGAGACGTCGGTCGGTTGAATGACCTGACCTGTGAAGGGGCTGTTGTAACTCATGAGTCTGATGCCACGGCTTGACGATCAGCAATACGCAGTTTGTCTTCATTCGTCAAGGTATCCATGATGAGCTTGTATTGGGCTTGCCACCCGGGAACCAGATCGTGGTTCTTCAGGAAAGGCATTGCCTGCAACAAAGCGCCATACAGGAGAGCCTGTGGAGCGTACTGCGTAAACCAGTTCGTCTGGTTGGAAGAATCAAGGGGTTGCACTCGCTCGTAGTACAAAACCTCGAAGGTGTAATTGGTCGCTGGGGTGGGAGATACAAGCCAATGCGTGTAGTCGTAGTCGCAATAGAACTTGGGAACATCTTTCAGGGTTGCATCAGGCCAGTATTCACGCAAGTATTCGTACTTGCGCAGGAAAACAGGCTGTCGAGTACCAGCAACGGTGATGTTCATGGAGACCGTCTTATGCCAACGCGCTGGCTTGGCAATCACTGGCTCACCAGTAACCATGTTGCTTGAATTTACGGTCAGATTGCCCAGAAACTTGATTTGAGACGCAATCACCTGCTCGGTAAGCATGATAAAAAGCGGAATTTTCTCGATTGTTTGCGCGTCAGTGCGTTCCAAATAGGATTGGACGTTTTCCACAAGCGAATCGTAGGTCATTACGGATGCTGTCGTCACAGTACCACCCCTTAAATTTGATTGACCCGACTGGGTTTGGTTGATTTTATGCGTTTACAGTGGGCAAAGCAATCAGGAAGAAAGAACGGCCAAAGCCTCGCCAATTTTAACTTTGCGGTCTTCAAGACCAACTGTGCCCCCATTGATTTTTTTGGTCATTCCAACATAATCCTGAGTGTCTGCTTCTTTGTTGAGGTTACGCTTGTTCCAGAACCAGCCAGCCGTCAAGGCGGCGTATTCAGGGCCGCAAACTAAGTCTGGGCTGGACAACAGATCCTCGCCCAAAGCCTCGCCAGCCATGCGGTAGTTGTCTTTGCCAGTCAATTGAATTAGGCCGCGCCCACAATACAAGGCTCCATCACCCTCTTCGTTGTTGCCCATTCGACCAAAATAGACCTTTTCGGCAATCATGTCAGGGTTTCTGTGGAAAGGTTTTGCGGCCTCCAATGAAGGGAAACGGCTAGGCCAAATACGGCAAAGAGATTCGGCTGAATAATTGAGGTTCTCTCGCAAGGACTTAAATCCACCCGACTCATGGTGGCATTGACCAATAAATGCGGCCATACGCAGTGGGGTGTTGATCTCGTACTTCTGGAAAACGTCGTTCAATGGCTCCAGCCAATCAGTGGAAATCTTCAACTTTTCCAGTTGTTCAGCGGTAATCATTTTATGGGCGTAGAGTTGTGAATCATGGTGTCTTTAGCTTGTGATCCAGAAGACGAGCCAAAATAAAACGACAGCACCAGCATAAGCGCCCCGTCCAAGGTTCCCAGCACTCGCGCAATCAATTCACGCATTGATGGGTCTATTACATTGGTGAGCAAGAATCCTTGTACCGTTGCCCAAGCAACCACAATCAGAATCGCCAATGTAGGGGGTATATGACTCTGCGTAGTGATTTGCATCTCACGAGCGGACTTGCGATCTTCAACATTGAGTTTGGCAAAGTCCAGCCCCATCTCTTGCGCTCTTGCGGCCATAGCCACTTCAGCCTGCTTTAAGAGCATGATTTGATCTGCGCTCAGTTTGCCTTCACTAATAGTGCTTTGAACGTCTTTGGGGTCAATCCCGATGGCCTTTGACACCGCCTCAATAGCGAGGCCAGCAAGAGGGCCACCTAACGCCGTAGCGATGGTAGGCGCAATAGTTTTTAACCAATCCATTATTTTCCTTTCTGACGCTCTTCGAGCAGAGTTACTTTGACATGTAGGGTGTTGATCTCTTTGTAGATTTCTTCTTTGAGCTTGTGCCGTGCTTCAGCAGACAAGGGGCTATCTGTTGGTACGCCTTGGCTTGTAATCAGCGCAGGCATTGAGCCTTCAATTTTGGTCAGGCGGGTATTGAAAGAGGACACTTCACCAAGAAGCCATGCCAGCGAGGCAACGACGATGGGAATCACCGCCTTCATTACATCTGCCCAGTTCATACGCGCTCCTTTATTTTGAGGCAGACTTTAACCCAAAGGATGGCCTGCCAGCACCCCCTTTTCCCCGGAGTTGGGCTGGGTTATAAACCGAAAATCTTTTTGACAACCTCTGCCGCAACGCCCGGCCCGAGTAGCACGGCCAAGATCACGATATACAGCAAGTACTCGATCTTGGTCATGCGCTTGGAACCGTCGTCAAAGCGTGCTTGGATGCCTTCGTACCGTTGTGCGCAGATTGCCTCGTGGACACTCAGTCGCTTGTCAGTCTCAGTGGCAAGTTCTTGGACAGCTTCCATTGCTTACTCAATAGGTTCAACTTGGACAATTGGGACGTCTTCAGCTTTAGGAGGCGCAACTGGATCACGCGCTTCTTGCTGAACAGCGTTAATCAATTGATATACCTCTTGGTAGGGGCGTGTGCCCAAATAACCAAGAATGCTGTTAATGAGTTGGTCAGAGATCTTCATGCTTGTTCCTTGTGGTAATCATCCAAATTGATTGGCACGGTGAGGTCAGGGTTCTTTGTGATGTTGAAAACGCGAGTATTGTCTTCCAGCGCCATCAATGTGTGAGGCTCTCCAGCGCGAAAGTCAAGTATTTTCCCAGCTTCCGCATCTACAGACCAGTCATGTGAAAAAGCCCTTAAACGGCCACGAGCCACAATTGTGATGTGGGCCGTGGATTCGTCGTGATTGTGCTTGGGCAACACGTCGCCCGATTTCTCAAAATCAAGAATTACGCCAGTAATGACGCCAAGGTTCTCAAGACTTTTAGCCAATAACATTTGGCGCAGATCCTGATACGTTGGTGTTTGCTCCCGGCGCTGGAACCGTCAAGATCATGTCAGCTTCCGCCTGAGTGAGACGGAACACTTCTGGGAAAGAAGTGCTTGTTGTCATGTTGACGTAGTTGATTGTCGCTTGATCTTTCAGATCAACATCCGACACAACGCCTAAGCGATTGTTGCCCGTGATGATGAGAGAGCGCAAACTATACAAGTCGTTGCCAGTCACGCCAAGAGATGCCGCATATCCTGTATCAGTCAAAAACAACGTCATTAGGTCGTACTTTGTAGACACGCCATTTGCTGTGATGGGGAAGCGGTTTTGAAACTCATTGCGCGTGATAATCCAGTCATACACAGTAGGCGTGGGCGTCGGATTTACCGGAGCCACAAATTGCCCATTGACATATCCCCAGCCAATCCCCGGTTGGGGATTTTCATTGGTGACATTGACAACCGCTTGCCAATCGGCGGCAACAGAATCAGCCCATGCTTGATCAGCATCAGCTACGTTTTCAACCAAATTGTTGTTGATGAGTGCGTATTGCATGTCAATTCCTTATTCAAACCACCACAGACGAACAAAACCAGATCCCCCAGAACCACCCGTACTATTTGCGTTGTATTGAATGCCACCACCGCCTCCGCTACCTGAGTTTGCGGTTGCATTAGTACCCGTTCCGTAGCCTGATGCTATTGAGCTACCGCCACCAGAGGAGCCTTTGCCGCCGCCACCACCGCCGCCACCGCCAGCAAAGCCGTTAAGGCCAACACCGCCGTGCATCGAACCACCGTAACTCGGATTGGCACTTCCGCCCGAACCACCTAGCGTGCCATACCCACCACCCACACTAACAGCAATTCCACCTTGTCCCATGCCGCCGCCCCCGCCTCCTCTGGCTTGATTGTAATTTCCTGCACCACCGCCGCAAGCGCCGTTTCCATTATTCCCGCCGCCGCCGCCAACAACACTAAAAGAACCAATTGATGATGTGCCGCCAGTTGTTGCAGTGGCACTGCTACTTGAGCCTCCGCCACCAGCACCAATGGTGACAGTTTGGGCTGATGTGGCTGTAAATGGCTGAATGATTAAGCCACCCGCGCCACCACCACCACCGTTATTTTCGGTACATCCAGCGTTAGTCATGCCGCCACCACCACCGCCCCCGCCTACGACCATGGCCCATATCTGACCACCGTTGGAAACTAAAGTTGCGCTGGGTGTAAACGTGCCAGATGCAGTAAATTCTTGGTATTTCAATTTACCGCCGCCGCCTCCAGCAAAAGGAACGAATTGAGATAAGTTGCTCATTGGAATGGCCCTTTCTTGACCTTGTTCAAAAGTTCGTTGGTTGACAAATTCTGGGTCACAACCCACCCAGCGGAAGTATTCGTATACACCAAAGCAAAAACCATGTTGGGCGCATCACAAGTCATGTGCTCATCCATTCCCATAATGGGTTTTCCGTTACGGTGTATCACCAGTGGATGGTATATCCAACTGCCAAAATAGTCACTCACGATGATTTTAAATCCGTCCCTTGGATTTGTGGGCAAAACCAACATGCCTTTTTGCATATTGGTGTCAACATAGTAGCTCTTCTCATGCTCCACATATTCGTAAGAATACTCGTCGCCAGAAGTGATGTAGAACTTGTCCTCGTGCCGCCATGTCAACCAAGGCTGGAACTGAGAAGCAACCTGAATGGTTTGCTCTATTGTTTGTTCTGCGGGGTCTTCAGGCAAGATAATCATGGCAGTAATACCCATCCTCTTGTGGCATCAGCGTAAATCAAAGTAACGCCTGCATTGCTTACATCAAAAGTCAAGTCTGTTGCGCTACTCATAATGTTGGAACTGTTGCGGCCAATAACGGGTGTTGTCACCCCTGACACGTTGATTACATTTACCCAATCACCAGCGGCAGGTGAAGCAGGTAAGGTCAAGGTCATAGTTGCCGTCATAACATAAGTGTACGAAGAGACTGCCGTAGTGTTTGTGCCAACCACGGATACATTCTGTTTAAGCGAACCACCAAGTGTCAGGTTGCCTGAAGTGGTTACTGTGCCAGTGAGCGTCAATCCGCTGACCGTTCCCGTACCGCCAACAGAGGTTACCGTACCCGAGCCGGGTGATACAGATGATGCAATCGTAATCCCACCAGATGCGTTGGTGATTGTGATACCAGACCCAGCAGTCAGGTTTGCCAGTGTGTAGCCTGTGCCGTTACCAATCGGTAATTGGCCGTTCGACGGGGTTGCAGTCAGTGCAGTTCCACCGTTCGCCACTGGAGTGACGTTGGCGGCGAGTAGCTTGACCACTCCAGCGTTGTTCTTGAAGTACAGCTTCTCGTCAACAAGGTTGATCGCAAGCTCACCCGCAGACAGGTTGCCAGCAATAGGCACAGCAGAAGTCGTAGTGCTTCTGTATAGCTGGATTGGCGTGTATCCTGTTTGTGACATTGTTCAGTCCTTTGTTTTTGGTTAACCGCCCGGGGCGACGTTCCAATGTGCTGTTGATCCGTCATTCCAAGCGCATGTCATGACAATGCTTCCCACGTTGACGTTGCAAACCAGATCTTGCAAAAGTTCCATAATGTATGTAACACCGTCTGATCTTGCAATAGTGAAGTTGGTTCCAGCCCAAGTTAAATCTAAATTTTGGATGTAAATTTTGTCGCCGTTGACACAGTTTGCACGAGTTGGCAAATACATCGTAATTGCGCCACCACCCGTATAAATTGAGTAAGTGTTACCCGGAACCATTGTGCCGCCAGCGGTTTCACGTTGCCAAGAGCCTTGATACTGATTTCGCAAGCCAGTAGCCGCCGTTGTTCCTCCGGTTCCACCGCTGGCAATTGCTACTGTTCCAGAAAGTACCTGAGCGCCATTTACAAACAGATTTGAACTTGGCATTTGGTAGTTTGTGCCATCAAAGTACAAATACCGTGTTTCTGCACTGTTTAGGAAAATTACGCCTGTTGTGCCGCCCGAACGGTAGGCTGTAATATCGCCGCTGGTCTTCAAGGTCACTAAGCCTGTGCCCGTAACGGTGACGTTGCCGCTGAATGCACCAGTAGTTGCCGATACCGTACCGCCAGATACATTGGTAGCTGTTGTGGCCGTTGTTGCGGCTCCAACGGTAAGACTTGCGGCAGTTCCTGTTAGTGAAGTGCCAGCCCCTGAAAAAACCGACGCAGTAATAACGCCAGCACTAAAGTTACCCGAGGCATCCCGAGCAACAATGGCAGATGCTGTGTTTGCGCTGGTTGCGTTGGATGTGACGGTAAATGTAGCCGCACTAGATTGGTTGGCGGTAAATGTTTGCGAACCAGACAAACCAGTACCAGCCACCGCCAGTGTCAATGTTCCGTTGTTCACCGTAGGCACATCTGAGGTCAAAGCCATCGTGCCCGTGGTGGCAGGCATGGTGATGGTGGTTGCGCCAGCAACAGCAGAAGCCTTCAGGGTGGTAGTGCCCGATGTTGATCCAGCGTAATCAACCTGAGTGGTTGCGGTGATCGTTGTGCCGCGCACAGTCGATGCAGTGGTTGCGCCAACAGTCGTGCCGTTGATCGTGCCGCCAGTAATTGCCACCGCGCCAGCACTCTGCGTAGACATTGTCCCCAAACCAGTGATGTCGGTGTTGGGGATTGTTGTAGATGCAGTAAATGCCCCAGTCCCGTTGCCAGAGATGTGGCCTGTCAGGGTAGTTGCACCCGTACCGCCGTTTGCCACGGGCAAGGCAGTTCCTGAATAGGCAATCGCCAATGTTCCGCTTGTGGTGATTGGGCTACCAGTGACCGACAAGAACGAGGGAACAGTGGCCGCTACGCTAGTCACCGTACCGCCTGCGCTTGCACTTGCGGAAATTTGGATGCCGCCTGCGCTGTTGGTAATGGTGACGTTTGTGCCAGCGGTCAAAGTTGCTAAAGAGAAGCCCGTGCCATTACCAATATGCAAC